TATAATCTGATTTGCGTCTTCAGACCACTGAGATTCATTTTTAGCTCTTTGAAAGTATGAAGGATTTTTTAATGGAAATTCAATTACCAAAGCCTTCTTTAGATTTTCAATATTTATTTCAAAATGGTCGAGAATACCTTTTACATGAATACTACTTATTTCAAGAGCTGCATATAAAATATGAGCGCAATTTACTTTTTCATGTTTATTCTTTGTAGCAATATCAACAGAAAGTTCTAATGCTCTTTTGGCGCGAGGAACTAAATTGTAATCTTCCATCTTTTTATTTTACACTACTTTAATTCTGATAGCTTCATGTATATCTTTTCATCTAAGATGAAGATATTATCTAGGAACATTGTATCATTTGCCTTTCGGCCCGTCAATACTACAATGCTATCCTTCTTGGGAATACATCCACCATTCTCAATATAATTAGTCATTTTTTGATCTCTGCCATCCATTAACATGGCAGTTAGATTCCCAAGCTCATCTTGTAGACATACTTTAATATACTTATTATTATTTCTGCTTGTTCTTTTTTCGGATTCTGAAACCCAACCAACAATTCTAAGATTCGTATTATTTTCGCTTGAATTGAATTCAAGAGTGGAAGTGAATCTATTATCTTGATTATCTTTAAAAATATCTCTTATGTTATAGGAATAGCTGTAACCAAGTAATTTCTTTTCAAAGTACCAGTTGGCAAATTTTTGATGATCCACGTTCTTTTCATAAATTTCTTTGTATGGAGCATACTTCTTCTTAAATGTCTCAAATCTTTTTTCAGACATTATTTTTTTATTATCATCTCCAATAGATGAATTTTTAATAACGTCTTTGATTGAATTGAGAATATCGTAGCCGTAATCTTTTCCAACATTGATAAACTGAATTTTTTCTCTATCAGTTAAAATGTTGAATGTCTGAGCTTCGAGTACTAGTCTGCATCTATCAGTTGAAAAACTATCTAGGGTGCCAGCTTGAATCAGTGCGGACAGTACTCCAATATTCAAACCGCTTTCTTTTGCAGTCATAAATATCTCATATTTATTTGTGAACTCACCTTGTCTGAATTCCAATAAGGATTCTAATACTTTAGTTGATACCCCTTTGATTGCATTTAATCCATACCGAATGTCCCTTCCCTGAATTGTAAAATGAATATCAGATTTGGATAGATCTGGTTGCAATAGCCTTATGTCAAAGTATGGCAACTCTTTTGAGATATTGGAAATTACTTCGTGGGGATCTGGTTCAAATTCTGTAGATTTAAGTAAGCTCAAAAAGAATTGCTGTGGATAATTAAATTTTAAATAAATTGTCCAAGCAGCCAACATTGAATATGATACCGAATGAGAATTTGAGGTAACAAAACCATTTGCATAAAAATTATGATCTTTATGATCCACTTCTAAATCAATTGTTTTTTTAATTCCAATTGGGGTGATTTTTTTTATTTTTGAAAAAATAATATTATTCATTTAATGAATTAGCGTGTAGATATGTTATATGAGTAATTTAAATTTACTTAATTTAATTGGTAATAGCGATCAGATTATCACATCAAATGGACACATTGTCAACACAATCAATTTGAATATTGAAGACATTAAAGAATGTAGAAATATTTTTAGTAAAATATCTTGTATTTATATTTGGCAAAATCAATTTGATAAAAAAATTTATATAGGAAGCGCAATTAATTTATGGAGAAGGTTTTTATCTTACAAAAACTCTTTTTCTTTAAAAGATGGCAGGAATAATTTAAAACTAATAAGAGCAAATAAAAAATATGGATTTGGTTCAATAAAAATTCATATTTTAGAAATAATAAATAAAGATAAGTTACAATTAAAAATTAGGGAACAATATTTTCTTGATGCTTTAAATCCATTTGATAAAAATGGATACAATATATCAAAATCATCAGATCGTCCATTAAATTGTAAATTATCAAAAAATGGAAGGAAAAAAATAAAATTAAGACATACTGGTGAAAATAGTGAAATGTCTAAGTTGAAAAATGAAGATGTTTTAGAAATTAAAAATATGCTTTTTTTAGGAATTTATACGCTACACGATATATCTTCAAAATATGGTGTATCTAAAACTGTTGTCAGTAATATATGCAGTAATAAAACTTGGACGCATATAAAATCTTCTGAAGAGGTTGAACAATTTTTAAAAAATAAAACAATTACTCAAAAACAAAAATATAAACATTTAATTCCTGAAATAGTTCAATTATTAAAACAAGGATCAAGAATGATTGATTTATCTATTAAATATAAAATAAAATATACAACCATAAACAATATTAAAATTAGATACCTTAAATAGAATTTGCTATTGAGTAGTCGTTTGCTAAAATTTCTTTTACGCTTTTCATTCCAGCTTCTTTAGTTAAGAATTTATGATCTAAACTTGCTCTAATTTTTTTACCAGATTCTATTTCTATTTCGTAAACTTCTTTTTCATTGTGCATTATATCCAAAATAGAAACAAAAATATTACTTTCATTGTCTACATCGTAAGATTTAATTTGATCACCAATTTTTAAATCTTTCAACATTTTAAATCCATCTTTTGTTTCTACTGTTTCTTCTTCAAAAATGCATTTGTTAAAACTATAGTTGGCGCTGTCTTCCGCTACCTTCCATAGGATTTCACCAATTTGTTTATCTAGTTTATTTTCTTTGATCTTGTCTTCAATTTTTTGCTTCCAAGCTTCAATTTGGTCAACTTTCTTTTTGCCAACAATTCGTCTGAGCTGTTCTGCTTCGTCGAGTGTAAAGCCAACCTTTACAGCCATCTTCATCAACTGTTCTTGGTACAATGGAATTCCTCCAGTATAAGAAAGAACATCATCAAAAAATGGATTAACACTCTGGAAATCAGAAGTCTCCACATATCTAGCGTAGTTATCCAAGAACTCAATGGCTCCAGGTCTAGCGATTGCCACTACAGCAGATAGTTCTTCTAGGTTCTTCGGCTTAACCTTTTGGCATACCCTGAAGTTCGTATCCGCTTCAATTTGAAAGAGTCCTTGTGGAGTATTAATTGATTGTAGATTTTGGTAAATTAATTCTGAATTTAAATCTACGTTAGAAATATCAATTCCAGTTTGCTTACATACGTCATAGATAACTGATAATGTGCGCAATCCTAAAATATCAAACTTAACAGTTAGTTCTGCCACATTATTCATATCATATCCAGAAACTAAATCTCCGTCTGTGGTTTTTTGGACTGGCATGATATCAGTTACATCATAATGTGAAATTGCAATACCAGATGGATGTACTCCCGTATTTTTATTTAAATTTTCCAGTTTCTTTGCTATTTTATAAACCTCTGGATATTGATCAGCAAATTCTCTGAATTTATCTACTTCTTGATAAGCTTCAGATAATGGAGCTACCTTTCCAAACTTTTTTGGAATAATATCGCTAATTAAATTCACTGTAGTCTCATCAAGCTCTTCCACAATCTTCCCACATTCTTTAATGCATAGCTTTGCGCTTAAAGTATTCATTGTTAAAATCTTGCAGGTTTTACCTACATATTTTTTTTCAATAAATTGAATTACTTCTTTTCGGCGCTCATAACTAATATCTGAATCTACATCCGCCAACAACGATCCATCAAGGTAAGTTATTCCATTATGCTCTATCTTTCTAGCTCTACTTTTTGAAACGAATCTTTCAAAGTAAAGGTCGTACTTAATTGGATCTACTTTAGTAACGCCAATTAAGAAAAGAATAAGAGATCCAGCTGCGCTTCCACGTCCTGGTCCTGTAGGGATGTCATTTTCATGACAGTACTTCAAGATGTCCCAGTTAAGTAAGATATAATCAATAAATCCTAAATCATTAAGAATTGATAGCTCAAACTTTGCTCTATCATAATAGACCTGCTTATTTGGAAGTTTATCTATGCCTTTATCCTTTACTCCTTTGTGAGCCAAATTCCTAAGGAAGTCAAAGTTTGAAGTAGTATCTGGAATATTTAATAAATCATAATACTTCTTTTCGATGATGATGTTTGGAAGAAGTACGCCAGCAGCAGTTGGCATATCATACTTTGTAAAATCTTTAAACATATTAAATAGCTATCTCTTGAATTTGTTGCCAGAAAATCTTGAACGTCATTTCTATATCATATAATCCATCATGAAGTCTCGAAGGATCATGATCAATATCATATTGCTTTAATAAAGCTCCTTGACTTGCTTTAATCTTCTTGTCTCTGTGATTTAGAAATCTGTATTGCGAAAATATATCTCCGCGAGTCAGTTCTTTATGCCCTGTTCCGATTGCCATAGCAAGACTTCTTGTGTCAATCACCCTTGGGATGTAAGAGTAATCAGATTTAAGTCCACACTTTTTTCTTAAAGTGTTTAACACGTAAACATCAAATCCCAAAAGATTCTGGCCAATCACTATATATTCTGGATTTGAAATAATCGGCCAAAGATCATCTAGAACTTTTCTGGGATCTTCTTGAACTCTTTTATGTTTATTAATATCAAATCCAGTGATTCTTGCCGCACCTTCGGAAACTTTTAGGTCTGGCCATTCAAGAAATCTATCTTGCTTCTTTTCAATGAATTTTCCTTTTGCAGTAAACCACGATACTTGCCAAGGTCTTGAATTAATTAAATTAAGACCTTCAGTCTCGCAATCAATTACAATATATTTTTGATTAAAATTAAATCTAAGCAGTTCGTCCATTTGTAACCTCCATGTAACTCTCCCAACAGAATTCGTCAGATCCAAAATGATTTAAATTTGGACTTGATAAAGATTGCTCTTTTCCAAAAGAGCGATTTGTTATGCATCTATATGTTTGAAATGCAAACACATCAGACTTTTGTTTATACAAAATTGTTTTAGCTGGCACACTTTCTGGGTCAACATTTCTGACATTTTTTTCCAATATGTCGTCAAAAGGTAAGTTATTCCGCTCAATAAAATATAAAGGTTTAGTGAAACTAAAATTTGGTACGCAAGAGGAGAATGAAAAGAGATTGTTAAAGATATAAGAATCGTAAAAAGGTATTCCCAATCTAAGTTTTTCATCTGACCAGATAGAGTCCAAGTATTTGCAATCAACGAAGCCTGAATTGTCGCAGTAAGCAGTAGAATAAATTTTATTAAGTAGTTTGCATCCATCATCATTTCTTGCGAAGATTATAATCTTATGTTTTGATTTATCTCTGTTTTCGTCGTTAACATCGTTGCAGCAATTAATCCTTAGACCAAATATTAATTGAATATTTAAACTCTTGCAAGCTTTATGGGCTTCAAGAAAGCCTGTCATAGAATCTTCAACTAATACTAATTTATCAAGCTTGTTATCTTTTGCAATTTGAAGAATTGAATCTGATTTTGATGCATCGGGATTTTCTTCTGGCAAATCAAGTGTCAAAATACTCTTGCCAATAGAGTAGTTTGATTTAAAGATGGGAATCATGGTTTGACTATATACAGTAAAATCAAAATGTCAACACACTAAATGAGAACGCTACACTTTATATGTGTAGCGTTCTTTTTTATTTATTGAAGGCTGGACAGCCATCATACTCAAAAATTTCAAATCTGACTTGTTTATCTTTGTATTTTTCCTTGTAGTTAACTATGTCAGCAAGAAAACATGAGTCAATAATTTTATTGTTTTCATCTTTGATGTGGTAATATTTTAAATCAAACTTTGCAGAACAACACCAAGCTGGAGTTCCATCTTTTTTTAATTCACCTTTTTTTGATCTTCCGCACATTATTGGCCCGCCAAATGAATTATCTTTAGGGTAATCTGCTTTTGCTGCCATGTTGGATTTGGCAGTTTTTTCGGAGAAATTGTCTAGATACTTTTGCACATGCGTAAGGAATTGCTCAAAGCCATTCAATTCGGCTTCCGTAAGACTTGGCATCTTAATGCAACCTTTGTCATTTAGATCAAATTTAATAAATAAGAATTCAGAATACAATTCTTTAATTTCTGGAAACATCTTCTTTACCGCAAGAGTATACATTAAATCTTGCATATTATCTTCAAGATCTTTTCCTTTGTACACTTCTTTACTTGATTTAAAGTCTCTGATGATCGCTTTATCTCCGTAAATAAAAAGTTTATCAATAAAACCTTTAATTTTATAATTTAAATCTTTATCCAAAACATCAAATTCAAAATCTTTTTCAGAAAATTCTTGCGTTATCTTTCCGAATTCTTGACCGAAGAAATCGTAATTAAGACCGTTCAATGTCATTGCCTTAATTAAATTTAAGTTCGTATCATCTCCAACGCCTTCTTCTACTGCCAAATTTAGAACTAAATCTTTTACTTTTTTACTGGCAAAAATATCTTGCTTTTCAATAATTTTATCAAAGTCTTTTTTATGTTTTTTGTCTCCAAGTAATTCAAAAACCTCATGGCATACCGTTCCTCTTGAAGAGCCATCGTTGCCTTTATCTGGAAGTTTGAGCTTGTATTTAGCCCAGTATAACCAAGAACACGATTGAGCTGTTTTGATTCTGCTTGCAGATAAAGTTACTCGTTCTGACATTTTTTAAGAAATTTGCTTAGTTTAGCTTTATTAAATTCGGAACCATTTTCTTCAATAATTTTTAATATATCTTGAGTAGATAATGGATTTCTCTTATTCCATTCGCAAAATATTAATGAATTATCACTCATTTGCATTTCTCCAAAATCATTCATTAGTGGAGGTTTGATCTTTAGAACATGCAAATCAAAGAATGAAGATAGTTTAATTAGGATTTTTATAGCAGCAATCAATCCTCTGTTCTTATCTGAGTCTTGATCGTTATTTGTGCATATGTAAATAGTTTTTAAATTTTTAGAAATCAAGAAATTCATTACCGCTGGACTACAGTCAAGACCAAAAGTAACTAAGTTATTTGTAAATCCATTTTGAGTTAAAGCCATGCTATCCCCAATACTTTCAACTAAAAAAACTTCGTCTGTGATTTCTGGAAAGTTAGGTATGTTAGCTGGATAAATCCAATTACTCTTTAAGCCGATATGTTTCCATTTGGGAGCTTCTGAATTTTCATCCAACTTTCTGCCAGTAAATCCGTAAATCTGACTGTTTAAATTATAAATAGGAAATACCACTCTTCGATACATTTTGCCAGCAGAAGCCAACCCGCATTTGTACATTTTTTGAGTTTGTTCTGCTATTGATCTTTTGTTATAAAAATCATAATTTGGGAATAGCTTTTTTAGGCAGTCTTCTGGATAAATTTTTTCCATTTCTAGTTTTTCTTTTTTAACATAAACTTCAGTAGATTCAAAAGAATCTTGAGTATATTTTTTTATTACATTTGGATCATTTGTATTTAGCGTTAGCTCTACAAGTTTCTTGAAGGGCATTGGGGCTTTGTTTTCAACAAAGTCTCTCCATACTCCAGTATCCTTATAGATCATAAGAGATAGTGGATTATTGCCATCTCTATATACCGCATTTGCCCTCCAATGATTACCAAAATCTTTCAATTGGTAACCGAGTTCAATTAGCGAAGATTCTATTTTAGTCCTCATTGAAGTCTGGTATGTTATTTCTATTGCCGCGATCTAATTGTTCGTGACCATCTCTAAATGCCACAATATCTCTTAAGTCTCCCTTTTCTGTAATATTAAAATTCTTAAATTCTAAATTAACGAAGTTCTTACGGAGAGTATCGCCAACTAATACTGGTTCAACAGCTCCAGCAATATCAGCTCCTAAATGTCGAGCTTTGATATTAATTAATTTATGAGTTCCAAATCTCTCACCCTCTTCTTGTATCTCGTCCGTAGTCTTATTTCTGAGAATAAACATATGAGAGCAAAATTGAATGATCCTATCTGATAGGGATACCGTGCTTTCGTCATCTACCACATTTGCGGCAGTTCTATTATTTGTAATACCCGTCCTATTACTTTGAACGGATGTAAACATTGAAATGATTGGTTTGCCATCTACTAGCAATTCTTTTTGAATACACTTCTTAAACTTGTCAATCATTTCTCCAACTAACTGCCATTCATTTTTATCGCTTCTTTCAGAAGTCGTTTTAATGTAATCAAAACTAAAGATCATTCTATTTCCCCTGCCAACTTGGGCAAAGTAAAATCTCTTTAATGTATTGATCATTGCATCAACGTCCATACCAGCAACATTGTAATAGTAAAATTTTAACTTCTTGACTTTTGGCCATACTGCTCTTACTTTTGCTACGATAGTATCTCCAGCTTTTCTCCAAGAACCATTTTCTAGAAGATGCATTGATACGCCAGATAACGCCGCGCATTGGCGAAACATAAGTTCCTCTTTGCTCATTTCTCCATTATCAAAATGCAGAACTGGGACTTCGTAAGTGTCAGATACTTTAGTGCAGTAATCAAGCGCAAGCGTTGATTTGCCCACGCCAGATCTAGCTACAATTACTGTAATATTTCCTGGTCTTAAAAGTGATCCATAAATTTCATTTACTTTTTTATATGGACCCATCATTCCAAATTCCTTGATTGGATTATTACCAAGCTCCTCAATGACGCTTTCCATATCATCGTAAATATTATATGGAGAATCATTACCTATCTCGTAGTAATTAATTCTGGAATTATAAATTTTATCTGCAGATGAAATAATATCCAAATAGGAACTTTCAGCAGCCATCGACCTCATTTTCTTAGAGACCTCTAAAGAAGATTCGTGAATTTCTCTACGAATTGTATATTTCTTGAGTTCCTTTGCGGCTTTAACTGCAGAGTTATCCGAAAGCTTTCTTAATGCTAATGATTTAATATAATCAGCAACATTAATATTATCTTCAAAAGAAAGCCCTAAGGACTGTACTCTTTGAGCGATAATAACGTCATCAACATCTTCTGCATTTTCTATGGCTTGCTTTATGATTGTAAAGATAGTTTTATTTAAACTGGTATCTTCGCAATAAAAATCTCTTTCATTGACGAAAGAGCAGATGTCAATGAAAGAGTTTGGATTCTTTATTAAACCAGCAAGCAATTGTTTTTCCAGTTCATAAGAAAAGATCATGCTCGCATACTAGCATACTGTGGCGCTTTGTCAATCATCATCTTGAATCTCATCCAAGAAATCACTATCATCTGATTGGATTAAGTGCGAATCTTCTCTTTGGGTAACATAAATTTCAATCAATTTATTAATCGCAAATTCCGTAGCTTGAGAATCGTATTTATGTCTTATTTGGCAATTTCCGTGTTCATCAATATGACAGAGAAAATATCCTTTATTTTTATCTGCTCCACCCGTCAATTCATAAATTTGATCCAAAAATGCATTTGGCATTTCAAAGTTTTGAAATTTTGGTTTCCTCTTTCTCATTTTTTTATTTTACACTATTAAAGCTCAACTCCGAATTTTTGAAACAACTCTTTTGAAAGTTCATCTTTTGGATAAATTTCGACAAGATTAATATTGTTTATTTCACAAAAGTCAATTTTCTTGACATCTCTTTTTATTTGATTTAAAAAATTAATTCTATTACCATGAAAAAATTTTACGTAAGTAAAATGTTGTTGCCCTTGAACTTCAATTGCAACTCTTTTATTTGCATTAAAAAAATCTAAAGTTAATCTTGTTCCCACTACTTTTAGTTCCTCAAAAACAACATCGTCCTTCCAATATTTTTGCAAGAACTGTTTAACATCAAATTGAAACTTACTCCTGCTTTTACCATCCCAATCTATTATTGAGTTTTTTAAATTCTTAATAGATCGTTCTTTGCCATCAAGAGTTTTGAATTTCATTTATAGAACTCTTAAAATAATTGCTTAAAAATTTAACCAGTTCTGGATTTTCTTCTATGAACTTAAATAAAGCTTTTTCACCTTGGAAGTTTTCTGGAACTTCAATGTTTAATTCTTTAACTAATTCAATAAAGTCATCAGATGGCTTTACCCAAGCTCCCGCTTTATTCATGAATTCCCAAGCGTATAAAAGATCAACGAGTTCTTTTTCAATCCAAATGGAAGTTCCATTTTTGCGTCCATACCTTATAGGGTATGGAATTTGCAAATTTGTTTTTTCATTTGGTGATTTTTTAACAGTTACTTTTGCCCAATGTCCAATTGCTGGATTTTTTTCAAGATCAATTCTTTTATTATTTGGATCTTGAAGTATCATATCTCCATTGTATCTAGCTTCAAATTCAAGAATCCAATTGGCAAAATGCAGTAGTGCATTACCACCAGTTGCTGAAGTTTGACGAATTGGAGCTTTAGAATATGGATCTAACTTAATATCTGCCCTTACCTGCGACACAAATACCGCCATATGACCTCTTTTAGCTAAAGCGATAGACATACGCTTCATGAAGTTTGCAGCGATTACAGCGCCTCCTGCGACCTTATTGGAGTCTTCAAATGTCTTATCTAAATCTCCTTTTGTAATTAAACCATCGACAGCATCCAAAAGAAAATAATATTTAATACCTTCTTCGTTATTTGAAACAAGATTCCTCATTGCGTCAACTACGGTTTCGTAAATATTACTTTCAAAAACAAAACAAGTTCCAACATTCCAGTCTTCCGCCTTGATCGTGAAGGCAACTCCAGATCTTGCTTTCATTTCATTTGAAAGGCGACCTTCAGCTTTAATATAAAAACCTTTAGCGTTAGGAACAGTACGAAGAAAATTCTTCATTACTTCTAGAGCTGCGCTCGTTTTACCACCTTCATTGATTCCGCAAAATCTATGAAGCCCTGGCCCAAAGCCACCGCCTAATTGAATATCTAGCTGCAAAGAACCGCTGGAAACCTTATATTCAAAATCATCTTCAAAATTATAATGATCTTCTTTATTGTTCTTTAAGAACGTGGATAGAATTTCGCTAGATGTTAATACTGAGCCGTCTTCTTTTTTCTTAGCCATTTAAAAAATCCTTTACTGTTTTTGGTTTAATTATTACGTTGAAATCTTCTCCGCTTTTATTCTCAGATAAAATGATATCCTCGTACTTAGAGTCATCAATTCTATAATTGAAATCTCTAAATTTTTTATCAATTTGCTGCTTATAAGCATCGCAAATAACGATAGCCATACTATCATATTTCTTTGCAAGCTTCAATGCCAAAACAAACTCTTCTGAGTACCTTTCAATAAGAGTATTCAGAAGAGTCATTTCTTTCATATAAAAAAGGCGAGAACCTTTTTCTGGTATATTTACAAATTTTCTAAGCAAAAGTTTCTTGTTAATTTTTGGCTTTTTATTTACTTTCTCGCGCATCCAAAAAATAATACCATATTTTTATACTTTGTCAAGATCATTTAGCGTCATTTTTTCCACAAGTTTCTCAAATGATGTTTCCAATTTCCATCCGAGATCTTTTTGAGCTTCAGAAGAATCTCCCCACAATAAGTCAACTTCAGCTGGTCTATAAAATTGTGGATTTATTTTCATTAAAATTGGTTCATCTTCATAAAAGAATTTTTCATCTTTATATTTAGATAATACAAATTTTTCATTTATCTCTTCTCCAATCCATCTACCTTGTATTCCAGCATATTTAAAAGATAATTCAACAAATTCTTTAACAGTATGAGTTTCATTAGAAGCCAAAACGTAATCTCTTGGTTTTTCTTGATTGAGCATCAACCAAACTCCTTTTACAAAATCTTCGGCATCACTCCAATCTCTTTTGGAATAAATATTTCCAAGTTCTAGTGGATCATATTTATAATCATATTTAATAGCATTCGCAATTCTTGCGACATTTTTTGTAATTTTTCTTGTTACAAATTCTTCTCCTCTTCTTGTTCCTTCATGATTAAATAATATTCCTTGCACGCAAAATAAATTATATGATTCTCTGTATACTTTAACTAAATGATGAGCTGCGCATTTAGATGCTCCATATGGAGAACGTGGTTTAAATGGATGCTTTAAATCCTGTGGAGAGTAATCAATATCTCCAAATTGTTCTGAGCTTCCAGCATTATAAAATTTTGTATTTGGCGATGTTGTTCTTATAGCTTCTAATGCTATCATTACTGACATACAATTTGTTTGCATATGATGCATTGGCATTGACCAACTATTACCAACAAATGAATTTGCTGCAAAATTAATGTAATAATCAGGTTTAATTAAATTGATAACATATGTAACATTAAATTGATCTGTGATATCTAGTTCAATTAAATTAAATC